CTGGATCTGCACATCCATATAATACAACAGGTGATTTAGGATGGTGTGATGAAAGTTCATTAAGTAAATATGAACCAGCTCCTAGACCTACACCTGAACCACCAAAACCAGAACCTACACCAGTAGGACCTAAGTTTGCAGTAGGACAAAAAGTAAGAATTAATATTAAATCTTCAGGTTATGCTGCAAGTGCTGATGGTACTGGTCAAGGTGGTAGAAGATATAAAGTAGCAAATGGATGGGTAAGATTAGTTCTTAGATATCATAGTGGTAAACCATTCCCATATCAAGTTGGTAATGCTACTGGAACAACTGGATTCTTCAAAGAAGAAGATCTTCAAGCTATATAAAATTAATTAAAAAACCTTTCTTAAAGAGCCAATTAAGGCTCTTTTTATTTTAGTTATGTCGTATAATATATATAGCAGTAAAAATGCTTAAAATATCAGTAAATTTCTGCTGATATTTTCTTTAGCGAAAAAATTTATGGTTGACTTTTTCCATAATCTGTGATATAATATATATATAGAAAGGAGGAGAGAGGATGTACGATTCTAATAGTTGGTATTCAGTTTATTATCACTATATGCATTATTATCCAAGTGATATTGTTAAATTAGAAATACCAGGTAACTTAATGGAAAGAACATTAGAGTTACTACAAAAAGATCCAATGGTTGTAATTGGAGATATTAAGAAAATAGAAAAATAAAGGTTAAAGGTAGGTTAAAATGGAATTTAAAAAGTACAATGCTAATCCAAAAGAATGGAAGCATGAAGGAGACTGTGTTATTAGAGCAATAACAACAGCAACAGGAAAGAAATGGTTAGAGGTATATAAAGAATTATTTGAGATAGGATATAAAAAATGTAGAATGCCTAATAGCCAAAAAGTATATGAAGATTATTTAGGTAAAGAAGGATGGATAAAACAAAAGATGCCAGTATGGTATGATGCATTTGGAAAACGTCATAGATATACTGTAAGAGAATTAATTGAAGAACATCCTGATAAGCGAATGATTATTTCAGTAGCAAATCATCTTACATTCGCTGATAAAGGAACATTAATTGATACTTGGAATTGTGGAAGCAAATCTGTAGGTAATTATTGGACAAAGTAGAATGAGGAGGAAACTCCTCTTCCTACTAATAATTTTTAAAAGAAAGGATATAATAATTTATGTATAGTGTAGGAGATCTTGTATGTGCTAATTATGCTAACTTTAATGGGGAAGCACATGTAGGAATATTTTTAATAATATATGATGAATCAGAAGATAGAGATGTATTAGGAGAATACAATGTAACTTGTTTAAAATGTTCTAGTCAATTAACAGCAGCAAGCAGATATGCAGTAAGTATTGATATGAAAAAGAATCCTTGGATGGAAAAACCAGGAGCAATACTAACAAGTAAAGTTCATACATTAGATAAAGTAAATAATATTTATAAGAAATTAGGTCATTTAGATAAAGATACATTAATGAAAGTTTATAAGCAATACAATAAATATGTAAATGAATCATTAAGACAGGTATTGGAGGAATTATAATGTTATATATAAGATATGATAAACCAATGAATCAACATCAAACTAAATATTCAGCATTCATATCTTTTCAATGGAATCCTTTTTATGTAGAAGAGATTAAAAAGTTACCAATTAGATTTTGGATCCCAGAAAGAAAAGAATGGGAGATTCCAACAACATTATTATATAGAGTTAAAGAATTTGAACCTTGTATAACAGAATTAAACCAATTACAAGAAGAAAAGAAAGAGATAGGAGAATTAAAATTCAAAACTCCTTCATTTCCACATCAAATAGATGGAGTAAAATTCGGAATTGAAACTCAAAGTTGGTTACTAGGAGATCAACAAGGTTTAGGTAAAACAAAACAAATGATAGATCTGGCAGTATGGAAAAAAGATCATGAGGGATTAAAGCATTGTCTAATCATTTGTGGAGTTAATAATTTAAAATATAATTGGTTAGATGAAATAGATAAACATAGTTATGAAAAAGGCAAAGTAATAGGATTTACTAAACCAGGTAAAGAACCTAGTATGAAAGATAGAATGGAAGATATTAATAGTAAACCAGAAGAATTCTTTTGGATAACTAATATTGAAACATTAAGATGCACTAAAGAAGGTAGATTCTATAAATCAGAATTTGTAGATAAAATAAATGAATATATTAAATCAGGAGATTTAGGATTAGTAATAGTAGATGAAATTCATAAGGCAAAGAATCCTACTTCTGCTCAAGGTAGAGGTTTATTAAAGATTAAAGGATGTCCTAAAATAGGATTATCAGGTACATTATTAGTTAATAAAGCATTAGATTTATATGTACCATTAACCTTTATAGATGCTTTAAACATGGGATATTATTCATTTAAAAATCATTATTGCGAATTAGATGGATGGGGACATCCTTGCGGATATAAGAATATGGCTGAATTAAGAGAAATAATGAATAATAATATGCTAAGAAGAACTAAAGAATTATTAGATCTACCAGAAAAGATTCCAGTAGTTGAATATTTAGAGATGTCTAAAGATGAACAAAAACTATATAATGAGATTCTAAATGCAACTAAAAAAGAATGTGATAAAATATCTAACCCAACAATGATATTAAGTAAATTAATAAGAATGAGACAAGTATGTTGTCATACTGGATTAGTAAGTACTAAAATAGTTACTAGTTCTAAGTTTGAAAGGTTGAAAGATATTTTAGAAGAAGCTAAAATAAATAATGAAAAGGTTATTGTATTCTCAATGTTTAGAGAATTAATAGAATTAGCTTTAAAAGAATTTGAAGAATATAAACCTCTTCATATTTGGGGACAAATGAATCAATTAGAATTACATGAGCAAGTTCATGCTTTCCAAGATAATGATGATTTTAATGTATTATTTGGAGTAATACAAGCAGCAGGAACAGGTATAACATTAAATAAAGCATCTACTGTTGTATTTCTAGATTTACCTTGGAATAGAGCAACAATGGAACAAGCAGAAGATAGAGCTCATAGAATTGGAACCAAAAAGTCAGTTACAATTATAAGTCTTTTAATGAAAGATACTTATGATGAATATTTGAATAAAATGGTAATTGAGAAAGGAGCACTAGGAGATATTTTGATAGATGGAAAAGATCCAGCTGAATTCAAAAAGTTTCTTAGATGCATATTTAAGGAAGGAGAAGATGTATAATGGAAAAATATACTGCTGAAGATATAGGTAAAGAATGTGGAGTAAGTGGTGGAGCAATTATAGCATTTTTAAAATACAGAATTGAATATGGATTAGAAGTTCCTAGTCCAATTCCATATGAAAAATCAAAATATACTTTCACTAAAGAAGATGCTCAAACAATTGCTAACCTATTTAAAACTCGTAAAAAAGGTGAGATGTCTGAATATAATTATAGACATAATTATGGTAAATCTTTTAGAGAAAAATATAAGAATCCTAATAGACATGCTCAAAAACAAGCAAAAAGCGCTGAATAACAAATGAAACAGATTAAAGTGATAAATTATATTGATTCAATAAAAACTCTCGTTAAAAGCGATTTAAACGCGAAATAAACGAGGGTTTTTATGTCGTATAATATATATGAGGAGGAAAATTATGGATTTAGAACAATTAAAATCTGCTTCAATAGAAGAAGTAGTAGATGAATTATGGCGAGTAAGAGATGAAAGCAAAAAATTAAAAGCAATAGAAGATGCTTGCAAAAAAAGAATTGAGGAAGATGGAAGAAATGAAATTCAAGGTAAAGATCATCTAATGAAAGTATCTATTAGATCTAAAGAAGTATTTAATGAAGATGCATTTATAGAACAACTAAAGAATGATCCAAACTTTGATGATACTATTAAAGCAAAAGCTATTGATACTAAATTAATTATCAATGAAGCAAATCTATCTGAATTAGTTCAAAATGGTGAAATTCCAATTGATTATGTAAAACCTTTCAATACAATTACTGAATCAAAAGTAATTAGTGTAAAGTAGGAGTAAAATCCTACTTTTTCTTTTTGTCGTATAATAATAGATGAATAGGAGGTCTATAGTTATGAATATAGAAGGATTGAGAGTTGCAGATAGAATTAGATCTGATAAATATAGAATATTTAACAAAGAATTAGCTCATTATTATGGACTAAAAGAAAGTATCTATCTAGCATATTTAGTAGATCAAGATTATTTTTTTAATAAAAATAACATTGGTCAAAAGTTCTATAAGGAACAAAAATACATTTATACAGAAACTAGTTTAAGCTATGATGATTGTAGAAGAATGAATAATAAATTAGTAAAAGATAATATTCTTCAAATAGTAAAAG